GATACCATTGACCTTTTTCTTGCTCGCGTTGAGCTATAATCTGCTCTGCATTTTGTGCAGCATTCTCGATCTCTTTCTCTTGCTTTTCCTTTAGATCAACAACATCGACAAGATTGCGCTTCAAACGCTCGGAATCAGTAAGCGGTAGTTTATCAATTGCGTTATGTTTCCACCACGATTGATCAACGGCATCAGGCCCACCCGCTTTTTCAATAGACTGAATAACATCTTCGCTTGCTCCGTTTTTGCGAAGAATATTGTAGATATTTTCTTTAGCGGATTGAATTGGCTGGTTGTATTTGGATTGGAACTCTGGGTCGTTTTTAATATCGAAGATTGCGCGAAATTTCTTCAACTCTTCATAGTCATCAGGTGCTTTATACTCCTGTTGGCGCGATTCCATTTCCGCAACACGTTGACGCAGTTGCTCTGCTTCTTCAGCCTGCTTTTTGTATGTGCTTGCTGTTTCTTGCAACTTGCGCCAGTTGGAACGATTGACCTCTGAAAGATTGCGAGGTTGCTCAATTGAAGCAATCTCTGGATCCAATTCAACTTCTGGAGTTACAGGAGCTTCTGGAGCATCTGTAGCTTCCGTTGTCTCTGTTGATTCTGGAGCATCTGATGTCTCTGGAATGGTTTCTTCAACCTCTTCGACTGTTTCAGTTTCAACAGGTTCATCTGCAAACACTGGCTCAACTCCACTCAATGCATCATCTAGCAATGAGTCGATATGTGCTTCAGTTGATTCATCAATTGGATCAGCATCCAAGGATGGATTTCCAAATCCAGTAACACTGGATTCCGCTTTTTCGTTTTCGTTTTCCATATTTATTTATTATTTTTAGTTACTTCATTGACTTTGCACCTTTGCACTTCCATTTTTTCCGCGACAGGCGGTTTGGAGAATTTGGATCATTCTTCCAATCCCCCTTGATTTTCAAAGACCTAGCACAATATGCGTCACCTTTTTTTGTGCCGGGACGAATGCGATCTCCACCATCTTTAGCTTTTCCAGCTTGCCCATAATGGACTGTTTTTGTTCTGCCAGTCGCTTTATTTGTTACAATTTTTGTAAACCTTGGTTTTATTTCAGCCATAATTACATTGAAGTAAAAGTACCTGCACTTGGATCAATATCGTCTGGAGAAGAGTTTATGCAATCATTAATTTCTTGCAATGCCATTTCAAATCCTTGTTTTTGCATTGCTTGCATTGCAACTCCTTCGATTGATGTTTCCGTTATAAAAGGAATTCTACTGCGCAAATATAAACGCAATTTATTTCCTGTTTTCTTGTCGTAATCACGAAGTCGTGATGCATCAGATTCTTCCCATTTCATATTTATTTATTAATATATTTTATTCCATATACTCTTTTACTTTTTTGACTCCAGACTTTGCGGCTTCCATAGCACCTTTGGCAACTTTTTTAACTCCAGCCTTTGCGCCCTTATAGACATCTTTGCCAAATTCTTTCAGTTCTTTAGGACTCACAATGCCTTGGTCACTCATGCCTTGTTTTTCAAGGCGAGCATAGGTTTGTTTTTCTTTTTTAGCATCAGCAATTTTTTTAGCATCAACTTGCTTTTCAGATTCAGAAAGCAAATCTTCTAGTTCGGTTTCTTTATCCTTTGCCGTAGGAAGCGGCTCGATTTTTTTAATTTTACTCAAAGCATATTCTTTTTCTGTAGTAGCTTTGCTCATTGGTTTTAGTGTTTTTAATTCTGGCATATAATTATCCTGCGGTTACGGGTTTCGGTGGTGCAGCAACTTGATTTACTGCGTTGTTTTGTGATGGGTTCGTTGTTCCAATAGCTTCGCCAATTGCGGTAGCCTGTGCCATTGATGGTCTGCGACCACCACCTCCACCACCACCGCCACCGCCTGCTGCTGCCGGGAACAAATCTCCTTCTGAAATTGGTGCTTGTCCTGCGGTAAGATGCTTAATAGCTTCAGAGACTGCCTTCTTGTATTCAGCAATCTGTTTTTTATCTGCACCCTTTGCTTCTGCGTTCTGAACGTGACCAATAAAGTGCTGAACTGCCGATTGCAGAGGCTTAACCATTTCTGGAGGCATAGACCCCGCTGGTGCGCCTGCAATTAGAGGGAAGAGCTTCTCCATGATCGTCTGGATATGAACAAAATCATTGTCTCTCGGAGATACGGGGATATCTTCACCAGAAATGATGCTTTGAAGCTCAATAATCTGCTGACGAGTCGCCTCAATTGCTACCGCTTCGACCTGATCTTTTGGAAGAATGACTTGGTTGGCGATAGATTCACCAACTTTTCGACTCCAGTCGAGTTTCATCAACTCATCTTGGTTAATTTGCGGGTTGCCAGTGTAGCGTTGGATCAAAAGATCAAGAATTGCAGCGTCTTGACCCTCTGTTTGCGGCAGAAGTTCCTCTGCTGGAGAAAACGCCATCAAAAGTATGTCGCTAGGTGGCAAATTGCGCTCCAACATAGCCAAAACGCATGAAACTGCCTCTTCATCGAGATGTTTAGGAATCTCAAATGGCACTAGGAACGATGGAATCTCGGATTGAGCTTGTTCAAATGCTTCGACAACCTCTTTTTTGGCCCACATTGCGTTAGGGTTCTGCAAGCGAGCAAAATCAATCTGTGTTTTAAGTTCGGATGCGGCTTTAATGTGTTCGGGATGGCAAATGCCACGCTGCATACGCTCAACTGCCTTGGAATATTGCTTCACCCAACGCATCAAAATGCCTTCGCGGATCTGATTTTCAACAGCAGCAATGCGATTGATCTCTGATGCGGTCTTGTCACCACTAGCAACATTCATCACAGACGAGGGAAGGAAAGTTCCCATCTGGATTTCAGCAAGACCTGACATAAACTGGTCAAGTTTAATGAAATCTTCTACATCAGCAGGCATTGCCGACTGAACTACATCATACCCTTCTGCCACATATGCGACAGGGTGCATTACTTGAAGCGGCGGGATACCAGTTTTTGCTGTTGGGCCTTTTTTCAGCAATAGCATTCCACGCAAATACGAGTTATCGACAATGAGATTTCTGGCTTTATCAATAGCAATATGCGTGTTGTACAAGTCACGTCCCGCGCCACGGGAAGACATCAATGCGCCAGACCCAATCTCGATAGAGAATAGGGCGATTGTGTCCGACATTTTGTTGTATCTATCCAATTGTGTGCAGATTTCATCGCCCGATTTATCGTCGAAAAGATAGCGTGAGATTTTCCCTGTCGGTTCCTTAATCAACAACTCCCCTAGCTCAACATACTTTGCGTCATTTTCGTAAGATGCACCATAGGATCCTTCTCGCGTCCAGTCCTCATATCGGCGAGCATCATCATCAGAATCAAGCGTTCGCCCTGCTGGAGTTGCATTATTGATTGCCTTTACCAAGTTGTTAATATGCCATCCAGCAAGAGCAGAAAGCCTTGGTTGCTCAAGCACTGGTAACAATTCAGCAATCTGGTATCGGCGTTTCCGCGCCCAGATCGGGGTTGCATCCGCTTCCTGCGGGGTTTCTATGCTAAAGAATGTATAATCTTGGCGAAGAAATTCTGGCTTCCAGTCTCGCACATCGTCCCAGCAAACGGCACAAAAACCAAAAGTGGTATTCTCATGCGTTACTTGTGCAACGAGATCATCGTGTCCATTCCATCCACGGATGCACTTTGTAATTTCTTCACGAAAAATCTTGGTTTTATTTTCTTCACTCACACCCTCCAATGGATATTTCGAGTAAGTAAGCGTAGGAGATTGCTCAATTACTTGTTTAAATGGAGGCTGCAAGCGGCTAACCATTGTGGACAAAAATCCAGTTGGGCGATTGCTTCGCCAGTTTTGCCCCATGCTTTCCAATTTCTTTGCGCTATAAGGAGGCTCATTGTTGAGCTTCTTCTGGATAAGTTGATTTTTGCGATTGCGCTCAACATTTTGTTGCTTCAACCTGCGATAAGCAGAATGGGCTTGCTGGCAGTCCTTGAAAGTGCGCTTAACTTGCAGGGTTTCTGGATTTACAACATCACCAGTGTTGTTGCTATCAACAATTTCCAAATTAGAAATCCTCTGTTTGTCAGAGGGTTTCATAATCCTTGCAGCTTTCGATGCGTAGATGTTGGTTACTTCTGCTGGAATTGGTTTGGTGTCTGCCATATTATTTAAGATTTAGCCAGCAATCTACTGGCAGATTGTCTGATGGGGAAATGCTGTCTCTTGACATAAAAACTGCGGACTTATTATCGTGACGAAGAAGAAGGCAACCTCCTAGTGCTTTTGATGTCTTTGTTTCCCTTGCCTGCCTAATGCTCGCACTTAACCTATCCGTTGCTTTCACGCACGCACCACATCCGCTTTTCCATTGAACATTTTGTTTGCAGTTAAGGCAAATCTTTGCGCGTTGTTCTGCCAGATCGTTTGATACAAGTGCTATCTCTTTTGAAGAATTAATGACATTTTTAGCCCAGATAGTAATGTCGTTTAGCAACTCTGTCTTTTGACTAGGTGTATTCACGGATGTTACAACAACCATATCTACTCCATGACAAAAATTTGGATTCTTGGAACAGATATATGAATTAACATCACCTTCAACATCCCCCACAGGCAAATGATTTTCGGCGCGATAATTTGTGACAACCTCAATAAGATTGTCATAACTAAATCCAGCGAGTCTTGCATCACCATCGTAGTAATGCCATCCCCCCGGCGGGATCATTCCAATTATCGGTTTTGCCATGAATTTTTGAGATTTAAGTCAGTTTTTTAACTATAGCAAGCAAAATTTTACTTATTTATTAAATTATTCGCTAAAATCAACAAATTCGTAATTTTCAATTCCAGTTAGTTTTTTCTGGAAAACAAACTTTTCTGGTTTTGGTTCTGTCATTGTTGCAACTACTCCTCCACGTTGACGCATTAAGTAGACCAGCAGGGACAGGGAATCGAGTGCGTCAGGACTATTTTGGCGAGTGCGTTTTACGTAATCTCCTTTACTCTCGACTCTCACCAGCCCTTGTCCCTGCTGTTTGTACCTGCGAGAAGTAGCTTGGCGAACCAACTCCTCGGTACGGAAGCTCGGTGAAATTTTCAAATACTCAAACTCCAGATATTTAGCAAGTCCAAAAATTAATTCTGTAACTACTCCAGAATAAAGTTCGTTGGCCCTCTGCGTATCATCTCCAAGAATATGCGTATCAGAACTAGCCCACGAATAGTTCACTCCCATGACTTCACTTCCGTAAAGCGATTTCAATGCATCATGGATTCCCGCTCCGTTTCCAGTTCGATCCACACATAACCAGTTCGCCCCGATCCGCATTTCTTTTGCAAATCGAATAATCTCTGCGGTCTGTTCCAATGTCGCTAACTTCGGAAACTGCATTTGAGAATCCAACTGCAAACACGTTTTTGGTTTTTTGAATTCTCTGAATTGTCCGTCCCGTGGAGTCCAACCATCGCAGAGTCC